AGTGGCTACTCTTGTAGCGCTGTTGATTCGGATACGTTCGATCTAGTAACTATCGTGCCAGAAACTGAAGAACTACCCGTTAGGGTAACTCCAGTTCCAAAGACTTTGAAGGGTCCACGCATTATCGCTATAGAACCTGTCTGTATGCAATATGCACAGCAGGCTATTCAGCAGTACCTTTATGATACTATTGAGTCTTCGAGGTTGACGAAAGGTCACATAAATTTCCGTGACCAATCTGTCAATCAGAAGCTGGCGTTAATGTCCTCTATGACGGGTCAATTTGCAACAATTGATCTCTCCGATGCTAGTGACCGTGTTCCACGGGATCTAGCATTGAAGATGTTTGATGGACATCCCGATCTTCGGGATGCCATTGACGCATGTCGGTCGAGGAGTGCAGAGATGCCTAGTGGTGAGATTATCTCTCCACTATTCAAATTTGCATCTATGGGATCTGCTCTGTGTTTCCCAGTAGAGTCCATGTATTTCTACACTATATGTGTAGGGGCTCTGCTTAAGATCCACAATCTCCCTGTAAGTCACGCTAACTGTTTTAAGGTTAGTCGTGACGTGTACGTCTATGGTGACGATATTATCGTCCCATCGACGAATGCGATTGATGTTCTTGATTACCTACAAAAATACAATTGTAAGGTAAATATGTCCAAAACTTTCTATAGTGGAAACTTTAGAGAGTCTTGTGGACAAGACGCCTTCAACGGTGAATCGGTTACACCGATTTACTTGCGAAAAGAGCGCCCTAAGAACATGCAACAAGCCTCGGAACTCGTATCATGGGTTTCAACTGCCAATGCCTTTTATATAAAAGGGTACTGGCGAGTTGCCACGTTCATGTTTGAACAATGTGAACGGATACTAGGGCCTTTGCCCTATGTATCTAGTACGAGCCCCGGACTTGGAAGGGTATCCATGCTAGGCTACCGTTCTGTCGAAAGATGGAACAAGAAGACCCAATGCTTTGAAGTCAAAGCATGGGTTCCTAGCCCAGTCTATCGCAGTGACAGTATAGACGGATACTCAGCTCTACAAAAGAGTCTGTCGCGGCTTGAGGCGAAAGCCAAAACCGAACGGACTCAAAAGGAGAGTCAATTGTTGTGGCAAAAGGGTTTAATCCCAATTGACATCAACGATCCGCTCCATTTAGAGCGAACAGCACTGCACGGCGCAGTCGCATTAAAACGCCGTTGGGTTCCCTCACAATAGTAGGGATTTTAGGTCTTAGTGACCTGGGCGGAGAAACACAATTTAACTCCAAGGGGAG